TTTTTCTTTTGTAAATTCTTTGTAATAATTCATTAGTTAAATCTATGAGTAAAAATTCATATATTTTATTTCGACTTGTATTTATAGTTTTTTCCAAATTTTTGATTCGTAAAGAATCAGTACTTTTCATTTTTTTTATTTGATTTTTCGAAAAGGTAAATAATGTATCATAATTAGATATATTTGTTCCATATGTTGATATATTTTTTTTTATTTCAGTTTCAAAGTATTTTTGAAATAAGTAATATTCTATACTCTCATTTTGTTCAACTTTAATATAAGAGAATAGAGATTGTTTATTATTTAATTTCATATTCACATTATGATATCCTTCTTTTATGATTTTTAATATTTTTTTTTCATTATCAGACACAGGCTGTTCAATGGTTTCCCATTCTTTCTTACTTAATTTATTTTGACGTAGATCCATGTTTTATATATTTGTTATATAAATTAATATATAAATACCTTTCAATTTTTTAATTTATTTTTAATACATTAAAATATTTAAAAATTAATTCTTATTATAAATAGCATGTTCTCACAATTATTCCATAAAACCTATAATAAAATATATTTTGAAGATGTACAGAAAGCTATACAATTAAACTATACACTTATTAATACTCTTCATTTAAATAAACAAGAATGTTTAATTAAAAATACCATTATAAGTAGCGAAGAAGAGACAATTATGAATAATTTATTGAATAATTATAATACCAGTCAAACTAATATTATTATTTATGGTGAAAATAGTAGTGATAGTTCGGTAGAAACAAAATACAATCAATTACATAAATGTGGTTTTTATAATATTTATATTTATCCCGGCGGTTTATTTGAATGGTTACTATTACAAGATATATATGGATTTGATGAATTTCCTACTACAAGTAAAATATTAGATATTTTAAAATATAAACCGACAAGAACATTATAACGCTCTTCGTTTTAATTCTTTCAAATAATCCTTTTTTGTTAATTGGTATCCCCAGTGTTGTAATACTTGTCTAATTTTTGGACTTACTGTTTCATCATTCCATTTTGATTTTTTACGAATAATTTGTGTTACTAAAAAACGCATAAACCTCCCTCTTGGTCCCGCCAAATTTTTCCAACGCATAATTTGTCGTTCATCGTCCGGACCTCGTTTCCCTTGATAAAAATCACAATACCATTCCACCCATCCATATGGATGTAATTTATTCATCCAACCTTTTTCTTCCCAAAACTCAAGTGATGTACCCACTCGTACTTTATACTTATTAATAGATATATCACATACTTCACTTGTTAGATAATTATCTGGAATATTTTTCCACCACGATGAAGGATAACGCTCATGTCTGTTTTTATATTTTTTTTTAGTTATACTTGAATATATAGGTCTCCAATAAGTTCCGCCAAAACTACCCAATTCAAATATTTCTCTTGGTGTTAAGTTCGGTAAAAAATCCGGATAATCTGCAAAATATATTTTAGTTTTTTCTTTATTTTTACGTGTTTTTCCTCCGCTAAAACGATTTACACGTCCCTTTCTGTATTTTTCACTACGTGCTTTTTTTATAGAATTATCAGTTAATTCATTAAATGTAGTAGATGTCTTCTTTGTAATTCGTTTTGATGGTCTGTATACATCATTTTTATATTTATAGCCGATTTCACCTCTTTGATTTTTCCATTCTTCTGCAAACCATCTAGCTAAACCCTTCTTTTTTGTTTTATTTCCTTTATATGGTTGTTTTTTGGGACCATGTTTTTTAGAAAAAGCATCCTTATATTTTTTAACTAAAATACCACTACGATAAGCACTATGAACAGGAATATCTGCATATACTTTTTTTTTTATTTGATTATATAATTCTTGATCTACTATTTCCATATATACTATTACATTATAAAAAATTGATTATTTTTATAATCATTATTATTAACTCAATTTAATCATAATGAGACAATCCCGAAAACATTTATGTATAAAAGCAATTCATTCACACTTTAATCAATATAGTTTAAAGTATGATTTAACATTATTATCCAATACAATTAATAAATATTTCTATAAAATTTATATTCCTAGTGAATTTATAATCGATCATGTGAACTTTAAAAGCACTGAAAAATTATTGAATTTAACAGAAAATGTGAATGTGAACTGGGAGAAAGAAATTATTGTACAAAAATTACCAGATATTCAAATAATCAAAGATAATTTTCATAATCATTTTACTCTTTATGAAAAAAAATCAAAAAATAAAGAGATTCCACATACCTACATGAAAATACAAAATATATCAAAAGATGATAATATTAGTATTAGTATTACTATAGAAGTATCCTATTATCAACATTTCAGACCTTTTCCTAATTGTAATGATACTAATACATTAATAAAAACTAATGAATATTTATTTGATAAAGTAAATAACTTACAAGACATCTTAAACACAATTCATCATGAGACTGATATGGCTATACTCCATTTGAATTCTCGTATTAAACGTCTTCGTAAACAAGTAACTTATTCTAAAATTCATAGTATTGAAAAACAACGTTACTATGATAAACTATTTGAAAAATATAAAGAAAAATATCAAATGCAAGAAAATAATTATCAAAAAATTATTCGTCAATATTATCAAGAATTACATAAAACAGATAGTTGTCCTGTATGTTATGAAGAATTAAATGGCGAAACTATGTTTATTCCTAATTGTGTTCATTTCATTTGTTCTAACTGTGCATCAAAATGTAAAAATATGTGTCCTCTATGTCGTGCCGAATTAAATATTATTGAAAATCAATTTCAAAGTGAAGTTTCAGAGGAAATGATTGATCATATGATCGGACTTAATTAAACTTTACTACTATTTTAACATTCTCTTTTTTTATACATTTACAAGCGGAAATAGATAACTCTTCTCGCTTTTTTCTTGTTTTATTATCTTTACTATCTTCAATTTTCGTCATACGTTTGGACGTACTATTACGAACATTCATATCCTTTTCAATTGTCGTATAATGTTCTTCTATATAATCAATAATTTTATTTTCTAATGCCCATTTAAAAAAGTTTAATTGACCAATCGTTGTTTCCATCAACTTTTCATCATCATACGGAACAGTAATACGTTCCCAACGACAAAACGGATCAAAACGTTTTTTTGAATACGCTTTTAATTTTAATTTATAATCATTATAAACCTTAAAACGTACTTTTTCATCATATTCTGAATATTCATTCTTTAATTCATATACCGTATAATATTTTTTAGCATAGTTCGTAACAAACCAATCTACAATACGCAAAGAAGTATTTGATTCACCATTTATGATGCACATTATTTTTTTAAGATTATTATTTTTATTGTAAAATTCCATTAAATTATTCAATAATAAATCATTTTGTGTTTGTAATCTATTTGAAATTGTATAAGACATATATTTTTAAATATAAGTATTACTTTATGTTGTTTATGTTGTTTTTTATAAATTATTTTTATCAAGCACCACTTCTTTTAATATATTTTTCATTATTTTCTTTTCCGATACGTCCTTATCATCATTTCCACCTAATGCATTTATTGATAATTCCATGAATTCTTCTGATTTTTTTGATTCCATATTCATACAATCTGGATTGTCTTCTTGCCACTGAGGAAGCATTTTCAAATTTTTGTTTTCTATATTTCGGATTGTTTTCTTTATTTTTTCCTTATTATTTTCATCTTTCTCCCATTTATCTTGGTCTTTTATATACACTGTTTCTCTTTTTATATCTGTACAATGAATTGGTCGTTCTGTAACATCCATATCTTTTAATGCTTTTACAAATATACGACTAATCCCTTCAACATATCCTAATTTACCTGTTTGAACCAAATCATTCATATTTACTTCTAATGAACGAACAAAATCTGTTATATTGAGAGCATCTTTACATTGCTCATTTAAAAATAAATTTAAATTTAATTGTTGATTATTATTAGTTGTATTAGTTGTATTATTAGTTGTATTTCCTATCTTTGGAATTATTTCATGTATGGTTTTATGCAATTCTCGGTTCTCTTTCATCATTTCTATAAACATATCTTTATAATCTAGATTGTTATTTTCTTCCAATTTTTCTTCCAACTTTTCTTCCAACTTTTCTTCAAACAAACAAATATTTTTATGCCTATAAAAACTCGAGTGATGTTTATATTTTTTACCGCATTTACAAGTTAGCGAATTAATTGTAGCATTTTTAGCTTCATTTGTAGCATTATGTTTCTTGCTTTTAATGTGCTTATTAAAATCTGATTTTTTACTGCATGAATAATCACATTTTTCACAATGATATTTCGGGCGAATTTTCAGAGAATTTTCATGTAGCATTTTATATATATAATGCTACATAATAATTCGCCTAAATACTTTTCCAATAAAATAATAAAAAAAAGTTCAGTAACAAATATTTTTTATTTTTTTCGTTTTTAAAGCGTTTTCAGGCAAAATCCAAAAAGTGTGTTTTTTCAAAAAAAAAGTATCTGCCATAATAAAAAAATGGACATAAAATTCTTGTCCATTTTAAAAAAAACCAGTGACTTTTTTTCTTGTTTTTTTGCATTTTATCTTTTTATAATATAAATGGATAATTATAATTTTTTAACTATAGGATATGATTGTTCTCCCGCAGGTGTTTTACGTGGATTGAACCTAAGACAGTTTGCTTTACCATTTGATTGGGTACAATCATCTATAACAGCTATAAATCGTTGTTTTCAAAACAATTTTGCGGATTATCATACTGGTTTGTATTTAAATAAAAAGAAAACACGAGTTGTTGATAAATATGGATTTCAATTTCCTCATGATTATCCTACTGTAAATATAAATGATGGATTTACAGAAGATACTATTGTTCCTACTTGGAAAGATTATTATGATAAAAATTTAGAAAAATACAAACGTAGAATAGAACGATTTTTAACAATTGTCCATGATGATAAACCTATTATAATATTATGTCGTTACCATAATGCTGATATATTAACATTACGAAACCTTTTTAGTAAATATTATAATAAAAATAATATGTTTTTTGTAAATGCGAATGATGTAGAAATTTTCTTAAAAATTGGCGAATGTTATATTAAAAGTTGTAATACAGAAATAAATAATAATTGGAGTGAAGGTGCAATTTGGAAAAAAAATATAGAAGACATTATTGATCCAGAGAAACAAAAAGAAGCTAGGGAAGTAAGTGAAGATTATAAAATAGAAAAACTTATCAAGAAAAACCCTAGAAAAATGTTATTTAGTTGATATAATTTTCAGCATTATAATAAAAACAAACATCTTCTACATAAACACTATCTGTAAATTGTAATGCTCGCATCCAACATTCATAATCTTCACCTGGTGGACGCATATTTTTGAAATTATTTATTAAATCCAATATTTTTTTCTCAATAACAACCGAACTTGTTATCATGCAATTATGAATTTGAAGAAATTGATAATCCCATATTTTTGGAAAACCATTTTCTAATAACTTTGAGTTTTTACGTTTATAAATACTTTGTAAAGTATTATAATGGAGTTCTGCATTCATTTTTTTATAGGATTTATTATCATTATACTCACCTATATCATGAAATCCATCTGTAGAAGACATAGAACAATTATTTTCTTCCATAGCTTTTAATTGTATTTCTAATTTATTTGGAAACCAAATATCATCATCATCGCAAAATGCTATATACTTACCAATTGCTACTTTTAATCCTTGATTACGCACATATCCTGCACAACCATATCCAAATATATCTTTACTATTTTTTTGGAGATGTATCATTATTATATCATTCCATTCATGGTTGTAATATTGTTTATCAGTAGAACAATCATTAATTACTATAATTTCTATGTTTTTATAACTTTGTTTTTGTACGGATTCAATAGCATTCAGTAAATATTGAAAACGATTATATGTTGGTATTATTACACTTACTTTATCTATATTACTGTTTATCATTTCATAATTTAATAATTCAAAATCTTTTTTATAAAGTATATTAATTTTATGTATGCTTTCATTATTAAAATATTTTAAATAATCTTTATGTGAATTATTACCATATAATGGTATATTCAAGTTATATTTTTCATTAAATAAATTAATATCTTCATTTAAATATTCATATCTTATAATAAAATCTACATTTTTTTTTTCATTATTATCATATATAAAAGTATATTGTGGTCTATAATGAACTCTCGCATCTCCAGGTATTAATTCAAATCCATATATAAATTCTTCATTTAATTTATATTTAATAAAATCATTAACATTATTATATTCATAACGTTCTTTCAAATAATTCCAAGCTGAAAATATTTTATAATAAGGGTTTCTTATTATACAAAATTTAATATAATTTTTAAAAATATCTTTATCAATATATTGAGATATTACATCTAAATATAAGTGCATCTTATCAATACCATTTGTTTTATCTACTTTATCTATTTTTTCACAGTTATTATATACCTTTTGTATATTATTTGTCATTTCAGTTCCTGAATTTTTTGGAATGTGTATAAATATAAACTGTTTATCTTTTGAAATAATCATTAAAAATATAAACACAATCTTTTTATATTTTTAAACTAATATAAAATAATATGCATATAGTATATAATGTCCACTATTGAAACATCATTAACTGCAGTATCCTGTATTGACGGTAGATATTCGTCATATACATCCGTATTATCCGAATATTTTTCAGAAGTAGCTTTAATAAAAACACGTATTTTTGTAGAAACTGAATATTTAATCAAACTTATATTCAAATTATATCCTATAAATAATGTATTAAAAGATTTTACAACAAAGTATTGTGTTAAATACTTAAAAAATATTTATAATAATTTTTCCATAGAAGATGCTTTATTAATTAAAGAAATAGAAAAAGAAACAAATCATGATGTTAAAGCTATTGAATATTTTATACAAAAAAAATGCATGTTATGTGAAAAAATAGATATGACTAATCTAATTCCCTTTATTCATTTTGGATTGACCAGTAATGATATTAATAGTTTAACCAATGCTTTTTTATTAAAACAATGTATTTATAATACTTATGTTCCTATCTTAACCGATATTATTCGTAAAATAAATATTTTGGGTCAACCTTATGAAACGTTTGCATTTCCGACTTATACACATGGACAATTAGCTACACCTAGTACATTTTATAAAGAATTGTTAGTTTTTGTTGACCGTTTAGATATTGAATATGACTATTTATTAACATACCAATTTTACGCCAAATTTGGCGGTGCGAATGGTAATTCAAATGTTCATAAATTTGTTTATAAAGATATAAATTGGGTAAACTTTTTTACTAATTTTTTAATGGAACATGATATTAAAAAACAAGAATATACTACACAAATAGAGCATTATGATAATATAGCAAAATTATTTGATCATTTAAAACGTATCAATACTATTTTAATCGATTTTTGCCAAGATATTTGGTTATATATTAGCAAAGATTTAATTCAACAAAATGTCGTTGAAACAGAGGTTGGTAGTAGCACAATGCCACATAAAGTAAACCCTATTTTATTTGAAAATGCCGAAGGTAATTTAAAATTGGCGAATTGTTTACTTGAATTCATGAGTTCCAAGTTACCTATTTCACGAATGCAACGAGATTTAACTGATAGTACGGTTATACGTAATTACGGTTCTGTATTTGGTTATATTATTATCGCATTCAATAATATATTGAAAGGTATTTCCAAAATAAAACCGAATGTAAAAACAATTGAACAAGAATTAAATAATTATATTGTATTAGCTGAACCAGTTCAATGTTATTTAAAATCAAAAAATGTTAAAAACGCTTATGAATTAGTAAAAGAATATTCCCGAGGTAAATATTATATTTCCAAACAGGATTATAACAAATTCATTTATTCATTAAATAAACAATTACCTGATCAATTAACCGGAGATGACCTAAGAATGTTATTGGATTTACAACCTTCCAGTTATATTGGTTATCATTAATTTATATAATTATATTTTTTTATTATATAAATTTTTTAATAATTAACAGCTAAATGCAGTCATAATAATATGCTTAATTGCTGTATGCAACACCAGCCATACCGCTCATAACACGGAGGACGTTGTAGTTAACAGCGTAGACACGAACCTTGGCGGTGCTAGTGCTAGCAACAGTGTTAGCAGAAAGGACAAGTTGAAGGACAGCATTGTCGATTCTGGAGAAGTTGCAGCTACCGGAAGGTTGGTGTTCTTCAGGGCGAAGAGCGAAGGAGTAAACGTTAATACCGGTATCAGGGGCACGGGTGTGGTGTTGGTAGGGTTGGACGGTGTCGAAGTAAGAACCTTCACGTTCAGAGAAGCGATCTTGGCCGTTAAGTTGGAGCTTAGCGGTGACGACAGGGTTTTCACCCCAGCAGTGCATGTCGAGGGCAGTTTCAGCAAGAACAAATGATGCAGCATCAGATTCAGCACCAGAACCACCAGCAGCTTCAAACATACCATCAGAACCGATAACTTCGGCAGCACCAGAAAGAGTAGTACTAGCAGCGAATGCAGAAATAGCATTGGGTAAAGCATCAACGGCATCAGAGTAGTTGAAAGGTTGAGCACCCATAGCCTTGTACATAACCTTACCAGCGACTAAAGAATCACAGTAGTTAACATGTTCGTCAGGTTGGACAACCCAGACGAGTTCCTTGCAAGGGTGGTTGAAGTTGAGCTTGATCTTGTTGGAAGAAGAACCAACAGATTCATCACCAGTGAATTGAACTTGTTCAATCAAGTATTCATGGGGGTTTTGTGCCATCTTGCGACGTTCATCGGTATCAAGGAAGATATAATCAACATAGAGAGATGCGGCAACAAGGGAGCTTTGGTAAGCAGAAGAAGCAGATTGAGAAGCAGTTCCAGATGCTCCAAGAGCACCAACAGCGAATAAGCATTCACCAATAGGACGGAAGTCAATGTTGACCTTAACTTCGTGGTATTGAAGAGCGATCAAGGGAAGGGCAAGTCCAGGGTTGCGGCAAAACCAGAACATAAGGGGAACATAAAGAGTTGTTTCGGGAAGAGCGTTGCGGGGAGCACAGACTTGGGCAGGTCCGGCAGTAGCAGCACAGGGTCCGTTAACAGCGGCATAAGTAGGGTCAGTAACATATGTTAAAGCGGTGGTGTTACCAATCATCTTGTTGTAACCAGCTTGTTGTTCGCTGGAAAGGGTAACTTGGTTCCAGATGTGCATCCAGTCACCATATTGACGGTCAATGCGTTGGCCACCAATTTCAACTTCAACTTGAGAGATGAGTTGTTCTCCAGGGCAATCTAACCAACGAGCATGGCTAGCAGCAGTGCTGTTGATTTCGGGGAGAGTGACTTGAAGATAGGTACGGTAGGCAAGATCACCGTTGCGGCTGATTGTGCATGTAACACGACGGCCGAAATCGGCTTGACCAGAGAAAGTTTGTTCAATGCTTTCCATAGCGAAGTTTGTGTGGCGTCTGTAAGACACCTTCCAGAAGGTAATTTCGGGGGTTCCTGTAAGGAACACATCTTGTGCGCCATAAGCGACTAATTGCATAAGTCCACCAGCCATCTTAGAATTTTATTCTATATACTTCTACAAAGAAAATAATTTCAGAAAAATATAATTAATTCTTTTAACTTTTTCCTAAATGCATTAACCTTTTCATTTTTTACTTGATATATGCTTTTTAATATTTGATATTTTTTTTATATATTTTTAGCTTTATATTACGTATAAAATTAAATATTTCACTTAATTTTATAGATTGGTAACATTCGTTTTTAAGAAAGTTTCTAAATAATTTTCTTGGAATATTTCACGGCGATTTTCATGTTTTTTGGTAAATATATAAGAATCTTCTTTTTTTTTGATAGTCCATCCTTGTTCTAAAGCATTTGTTATAAATATCATTCTTTGATAAGTTGCTTTATCTAATTTAATATTGGATGGTAAATCTATGTTTAATTTGGTAGGCATATAAACATTATTTACATTGATTTTTTTCTACTTTTACGAGTTTGTTTTTTCTACAATATATTTGAATTTAATATTAACAACCATACATATATAAAAACCTAAATTATTATATATTTATGAATAAAAAAAATACCATAATTAATACGATTGATGAAACTCATCAATCGATGTTAATCAAATTTCAAGAACATAAAGAAGAAACTATACCGAACCTTATTAATGAAAAAAAACGTTTAAATGCGATTATACCAACATTAAAAAAAGGTCAGGTAAGTGAATATATGGAAATTTGCGACCAAATTAAAACCATTACATCACAAATACGAGAATTAAAACTTGAAAAAAAACGGTATTTGTTAGACAACTCAAAATATATTTTTGATTTCTTTGAACAAAAAAAACAAATATCCGGAAATTCAATAAATGTAAATCAAAATACAGACACTTTAAATAGCTTTTTCAAAATTAAAGCTAATAATAATGATTCATCTGATATTAATAATGAAAAATATACACAATCAAAACAATATTTACAGAAATATTGGAGAAATATGAATATTGGAACTTTACAACCACACGATTATATTATTAATGCATATAAATGTGAATATTGTAATGAAGGTGAATTAATTCCACAAGATGAAGAAGGAGTATTAATATGTAATAATCTTCAATGTTGCAAATTTGTAACCTATATAGTTGATAGTAACAAACCTACAAACAAAGAACCACCGAATGAAGTATCTTACACAGCCTATATTCGTTTAAATCATTTCAAAGAAATTTTATCACAATTCCAAGCAAAAGAAACTACCCAAATTCCTGAAGAAGTTATTGAAAATATAAGAGCACGCATTAAAAAAGAACGCATCACTGATATGAAAGAAATTAACTATGATAAAATGCGTGATATTCTAAGAAAATTAAATTATAATAAGTATTTTGAACATATTCAATATATTAATTCTTTGTTCGGCGTAAAACCACCCATNATGAATGAAGAATTACATGAAACATTATGTGTTTTATTTATTGAAATTCAAAAACCATGGGCTGTGCATTGCCCTCCAAACCGAACCAATTTCTTTAACTATACCTATACACTTTATCAATTGTGTGTATTATTGGATCAAACCCAGTATTTACCTTATATTCCTATGATGAAAGACCGTGAAAAACAATTAGAACAAGATATGATATGGAAAAAGGTTTGTGAAGATTTAGATTGGGAATATTTTCCTACTGTTTAAATTATATTCATTATAATATAATTTAATTTAATTAATTAATTTATGCAGCAAATTTTAAACCACCTACTAAAGAACTACCTAATGTGAAACCAGCACCGGTTCTGGTAGAATCACCCATAGCAGGAATGAAAACATCAAGGATGCTGAATACAGCAGCGGCTGTTAAAGCAATAATCATAACTTCTTCAACCGATAAAGGTTTCTTGGGGATTAACATAGCACAAATACCAACTGCTAAACCTTCAATTAAGTACTTAATAGCACGCTTTACTAATTCGTTGAGATCGAAAAGTCCGTCCATCGTATATACTATATATCAGATTTTTTTCTAAATTATATGAAATAGTTATTTATATAAAAATCACTTAAATAGTAAAACGATAAAGTAGTATATGGCTAATTTTGCTAAAAAGAATTTAGAAAACGGGCAAAAAAATCCTAAATATATTGATTTATGTGATGAAGATCAACCAATTGCTGGTCAAAAATTCGCATGCTTATCATTTGTATCCCCTGAAAAAATTTTAAAAAAGCGTGAAGTTTATTTATTCGATCAGTTTATTAAACGTTGGGATTTTTCTAAATCTATGGAACGTTATTTTGAATTCATTCATTTTATCTCATATAAATATTCATTAAAAGTAGATAATCTTATCAGTGATTTTAATGAATTTGTTAAAGAAGAATCAAGCAAACTACAAAAAAGTGGTATTGAAGATGATTTCAAAAATTTCATGGATAAAGAAGAAGATAAGTTAAATGAAAAGTTTAACAAAGAACATGCATTCCAAACTTCTGTTCGTGGTTTAAAGATTAGAGGTGTTTACGGTACACAAGACGAAGCTGAAAATAAAAGTAAGCAATTACGTGAACAAGATCCTACTCATGATATCTTTGTTGGACCAGTTGGTACATGGTTACCATGGGACCCTGATGCATATAAAACAGGACGTGTTGAGCATATGGAAGAAGAATTGAACGCCCTTCACCAAGAAAAATTGAAAAACGAAGAACTAGCAAAGAAAGAATTTGAAGAACGTGTTCGTGAAACCAAAAAACAAGCTATTCGTGAAAATATTGAAAAAGCTCAAAAGAACAATAACATATTAACACAAACTATTGACGAAGAAGGTAATTTATCAGGCGTAATGGAAAATGTTGATTTTGATAGTAGAGAAGAAACTACACCAGAAGCAACGCAATTACGTAATGAAAAATTCATTCAACAATTACTTGATGATAGTGCTAAGGAAAAATCAGATTAAATATATTATTAAACCTATATAAATATGTATATCATTATTTATATAGATGTCTACTTTCAAATTATTATACCATACTCCTTTAATTGATAAAGGTGAAAATATTGATTATGTAAATATTGTTAATAATAATACATTTATTCATAATAAAATGAATGATAATACACATTTTTTAAATTATACTTCTGGATTGTTTATTAACATGAAAAATTGTAGTAAGTTTGAAATATTAAAAATGTTTTTATTTAATCCTTTTCTTGATAAAAAAAGAAAACAACAGTTAATTGAGTACTTTTGTAAAATTCAAAAACAATACCATTCATTAAGTTATTTCGCATTTATTTGTAAATTTAAATCAGCAAAAATTGCAAATGATAAGGATCTTCATTATAATAAAATTAATGAAAAACAACCAAGAATATTATCACTTTATGTAAAAAACACAAAATATTTATTTTCTATTTCTGACCTAAAAAATATAATTAATAATTCTTTATATAACTATGATATGTTGTTTTCCACGCCTTTATCAATAAAAAATCCTTATGATAATTCTCCTTTTTCAAAAGCTAATTTATATAATATATATTTTTTCTTTAAACATAATGATATTGTGATACCGACTATTTATCATATATATTTTATGACGAATTTTCATATAAGTAAATTTCAATCTGAGAATGAAGTAGGTATACGTAATTATTTAATTGATAATTATTTAAAATTAAATACAAAATCATATGTTGTTAAGTTAATTAAAAAAATGTTGAATGTTTTTAATATTAGAAAACCGAAATCTAAAATTTTATTTAATAATAAATTACCAGAAGATTTAATATTTAATACATTTAAATATCATGTTCAACTTTATTATAGATACCGTCATACATTAGATTTAAGTATTCAAGAAAATATCAAATATAAATGGTTGGAATCTTTAATAAAATTTAAACAAAATAATCCTATTTTTGGAAGAAAAATGATCAAATATAATAAAGAAACTAAAACAAAATATGAATATTTTAAAGATGCTTGTCCTATAAATGTAAGTGAAAGATGGTTTAATAATGATATGAATAGTCATTTAGATCATACATATGATATAAATAATGAAGACGAAGATGAAGACGAAGACAACTTATTTGACGAAACTATTGAAAATGAAAATACACATATTCATTTTAATGACCAATCAGAATTTAGCCATCGTGTTATAGATAATAATATTGAAATTACACCTACTATTATAGATTTAACAGATACATTTAATGATGCTAGTATGAATGAATTAAACTATAGCGATGATAGTTTAAATACTAATAATTTATTATTTGAATCACATATCAGAATTTTATCAGATATTGATACAGATACAGATAGTAATTCTGACGATGATAACATATTTCCATCAATAATAAATCGTACACAAATTCTTGATTGTTTTTCAGATGATAGTAATAGTAGTTATAGTATGGACATTACCAGTAGTGACTAATTACCATTTACTTTTTTTTACATTAATAGATGGACCTTGTCGTTTCTTTCCTTTTGATGGATCATATGCGTCATCTTCATCATCAGAACCCATATTTTTAGATATATCCCAAAATTCTTTTGAACCCAACTTAAAATCTGGATGATTTTCAGCTTTATACCATGCAATTTGGTCATGTAATTTGTTTGATTTTGAATTATTATTAATAACCAAACACTCATAATTTTCAGTAGTTTGATCCATTACCGCACAAAATGCTTCTAATGTCGGAAACATACTCGCATAATTTTCCCATATACGTTTTCGGTTTGTTAAATATGGTTCTCTCAAAATGAATACATAATCAATATTAGTTCTTAAATTAGGGGGAATACCTAAGGGATATTGCATAGTAATAATTAACATGATTTTCCAATGACGTCCATTCATAAATAACAATCTCATTAACTTATCTCGTGACCACGATTGATCATATAAACAATCATCTAATATTACAAACGTCCTTGGATCTATATTACACCTTTTATATGTTTCCAATTCTTTTTTCATTTGTTTTAATACCGTTTTCTGCCGCCGTAAAATATTCTCAATTAATACTGTATTGTATTCTTCATGAATAAATAATTTAGGCACATGTTTAGCATAAAATCCATTTCCAGCTTCTGTTCCAGATATAACTGTTCCAATAGGAACATCTTGATGATAATATAATAAATCACGAACCAAAAATGATTTACCAGTATCACGTCTTCCGATCATAACAATCACTGGACCTTTGTTTTCATTTGGTTTAAATGTAATATCACGCATATTAAATTTTCTTAATTCTAAAGTCATTATAATATATTATTTAGATTAATATATCATATCTTAAACGTAGTGTTAATATAGTATTAGTTTAAAAACATATATTAATAAATATATATTTGTTATATTAACATATTTATGAGTGATTCTTCTAAATTTCAGATTCATTANTATAAAATTAATAAAATTGATCATCTTTATAATGAACAAAAATATCATTTTAGTCCAGAAGATTTAGAATATAAATATAATCCTTTTGATATTTCTAATATTCAAATGTATAATCCATTATATAATTTATTCTTTTCATTAAGTGAAAATAATTATAACAAAATTTCCTTAAATCATAAATATCATATGATTAATAAAGATACTATTAAAAATATAAATACGAATGAAATTTTAAGTAAAACTGTTTTTATTAAAAATTCCCCTCTCATTGATCCTATGAAATTTTTAATAGGTAAATATGAAAATAAACCTTCTATATTAAATTTACCTACATTATATTCTGATAGTCATCCAAAGTTATTAGATACTAATAATGTATCTTATATTGATAATTTTTTTTATTACTTAACTAGTCAATTATTAAATCATCACCATTTTATCAATGGATTAGATTATTATGGTTCATATTTAGGTATTCAAAAAGTGTTTAAATATGATATTTCTGATGAAATTGATTATTACGAAGATTCTAACTTTTTTAATAATAATATAAATAAACTATTTTCAATTTCAAACAACGAAGAATCATTTGGTGTGGGAACATACAAAAATAAAGAAAAATTAAATTTAACTGATGATTACAAACATAATATAACTTGTGTTTCATTGCCTGATTTAAATAATAAATCCCCTAATTCCGACATTCAAGATATTAACGACCTTTTAATTTATAATAAAACAAGTTCAAAAACTACATCTACATCTAATTCTTTAAAATCTAATTCTTCATCTAATAGTTCTAACAATAGTGAAATAAATTATAGTTCCAATGATGAAATAGAATCAAATAGTGAATGGGAAACTGATAGCGATGATTCTAATAATTCCAATTCATTATCTTCTACTAATGATTCATTTGCATATATACACAATTATCCTGTTCAATTCATATGTCTAGAAAAATGTAATGGAACTATAGATGATCTATTTGAACAAAAATTACTTGATGACGATAAAGCATCTTCTGCATTATTTCAAGTAATTATGTGTCTACTTTGTTTTCAAAATACATTCCATTTTACTCATAATGATTTACATACAAATAATATTATGTATAAACATACCGATTACGAATATTTATTTTATAAATATAAGAATATTATTTATCGTGTTCCTACTTATAATAAAATATTTAAAATAATTGATTTTGGAAGAAGCATATACAAATATAATAATTTCACTTTCTGTAGTGATAGTTTTTCCAAAGATGGTGACGCGAATACACAATATAATTGTGAACCTTATTTTAATTCAAATAAACCACGTTTAGAACCGAATTATAGTTTTGATTTATGTCGCTTGGGCTGTTCTATTTATGATTTTATTGATGATATTGAAGATGAAACCTTTTCTGAATTAAAAAAAACAATTGAAAGATGGTGCACTGACGATAATAATAAAAACATATTATATAAAAAAAATGGAGAAGAAAGATACCCTAATTTTAAACTATATAAAATGATAGCCCGAACAGTTCATAATCATACCCCTATAAATCAATTAGATTATCCATTTTTTAATCAATATGAATGGGCAGAAGAATTAAATGATGAGACAATAATTGATTTGGACAATATACCTTGTTATGTATAAAAAATTGAATTATATTTTCTATATTATTAATTATCAAACTTATTCATAACATTTATTCAAAATGACTTTTATTCAAAGATTTTTTGAAAATATCGCTATTGGTATCGTTATATTCACTTTCTTAGCTATCCAACTCTATAATTTTAATCCATTTGTGCATTCAGCTAATTATCAAGCAATATCTAAACATACACATCTTATTCCACAAAAAAACGTCATGAATTACAATACAAGTCAACAATGTATATCTTACTGGATACCTGACCCAATTGTTCAAAGAAAACAAATATATTATTAATATATGTTTTCACTATATGAAAAATTGAAATTATTACTGTAATATTATATAATATAACTATCAATTATTAGATATATTATTTAACTTTAAAAAATGACTGCAACAATTACTAGACGTTCAAGACGTATTCAAAGTATGGGTCCAGAAATAACTAATCATCATAACCATTTAAATATGAATTGGTCAATTTATTCAACATCAAATTACTTAACAAATGATAATATAACCAAAATATATGATAATGGTGAAATCTATCGTGGACAAATACAAAATGGTAAACGACATGGTTCAGGACAAATGATTTATTCTAATGGAGTAGTTTATCATGGTAGATGGAATGATGATAAACCTGAACATGTTCAAATTACAATTTACAATGAAACATTTTTACAAATGGTACATGATATGTGTAAATATTAAATTAAAAAATAACAACTTAATTATAAAAATTATAAAATATAAATTATAAAAATTCTTCTTTAAATTGGCTAGGAACCATTATTCGTATTCCAAGTTCTTTGGCTTTTTTTATTTTATTGGAATTATCATCCAATTCTTTGACTATTAATACAAATGTATTTTTGTTCACATTATTATCCAAAAATCCTCCTTCTTCTTTTAATTTTTCTATTATTTCTTTATCTCGTATTTTGGTCATTACTATATGTTTATCATGCAATATATGTTTTTCTTTACTTTCTTCATTTTCTTTACTATTCTTTCGACTACGTGTTTGTATTTTTTCTTCCTTTAAAATATTTGTATTTAATTTATATTCCAAATTTGCTTCTTTTAAAAACTCCAGAAATCGCGGTATATTTATCACAAAACTTTTCGCATTTTCAATACCTATTCCATTTACTTCTTGTAGCATCTTTATCTTTTTATCGTTACTTTCTGTTGTAGTTAATATATTTGGATATGCTTCCATTATTGGTTTCATTTTTCGTTCACCTAATCCACGCCCTAACATATTTGATGCTACCATAATATCTAATAAACTGGCTTCTTTTACTTTGGTTTGAATACTAGTATAAACTTTTTCAATCATTTTACTTTTAAAACCTTCTACTTTTTCAAAATCATCTTTCGTCATTTTTAATATACCAGATATACTTTTATATCCAGCTTTCATAAAACGTTTCACATTTCCACTTGATAATCCATCTACTTTTAAACTTGTAAAGAAAGCCGTTATATTTTTTTCTTTTACAACATCATTATCATCAATATTATCTAATATAATATCTACTTCCGTATTTGTCCAATGATATTCTTCATTAGGCATTTTTGCTTTCTCTGCAGGTTGTATTACTGATTGTATAAATGGGATTACATCACCACTGCGAATAATTTGAATAATCGCACCAATACCAATTTGATTACTTTCTATGAATTTTGCATTAAAACCAGTTGCATATTGAATAGTTACACCACCCAATCGTACTGGTTCTATTTGCACTTTTGGTTTTAAATATCCATTCTTACTAGCTTGCCATATTACGTCTACTACTTTTACTTCTGCTACTTGATCTGATATCACCATTTTAAATGCAAATGCATGTTCGGGATTTCCACTTTTTCGTTTATATATTTTATCATCACTTACAATTATTCCATCCATTTCATATTCATAATTTGTTCTCCAATCAATTAATATATCTGATAATTTTTCATTTGTTACTGGATTTTCTTCTTTATATAATACCGTTTTAAAACCTAATTCTTCTATTTTATTCATTTGACGACTTGGTACTAATTCTGGTTGAATAACTTCATAAACAACAAAATCCAAATCTTTAGTCTTTTCATCAATAGTTTTACTATTTATAATACCTGATACTAGATTTCGTGCATTCGCAAAATTTGATTTATATTTTTCTTCAAATACCTTTCTTGATATAATAAACTCACCTCTAACTACTATATTTTTTTCCTTTGGTAATTTTAATACAGACAATAAATAAGATATATCTTGTCCTACTTTTCCATTACCACGAGTATATAATTTTGGTTTACTTCCTTCCGTCGTATATAATCCACTTACACCGTCTAATTTACTTGAAATTACATACGGACCAGTATATTTTCTAGTCCAATTCTGTAATGCATTTGTATCTGGTTTTATTTTATCCATTGAAGGCATTTCATATGGTAATTCTACCTTATTTTTTAATATTTCTGCACCAATATTTTCTAATATTTCATTCTCTGGATATTTTCTTTCCATGTATTCTTTTATAATATCAAATTCATTATCCGTCATTAAAGGTGTTTTTGTATTATAATATGCGGTGTTCGCATAACGTATCATATTTTCTACATTATTTTCATTTAATGTTTCCAAATAACTCATACCATCAGTTTTAAAATTAGTTATTTGCATTTTGATCTCTGAAGTGTTATTACTTTTACGTGTTTTCACCATCTCTTTACCTTTATTATTACTTTTTACTTTATCTTGAGAATTATTTTCAATTTTTTGTTTTTTTGTTCTTTTTTTTGGAACTTTTATTTGTTCTTTTTTTGTTTTCTTTTTAATACAATTAAATTCTGTATTTCTTAAATATCCTTCTTTACATTGATTAATACATCGTTTTGTTTTTGAATTCAATTCTTTTCCTTTTGGACATTCTTTTTTCTTTTGAGTTACATTTTTTATCATTTTTTGAATACTATCTAAATCAGAAATGTCTGTTCTTTCCATTTATATAATATTGTAACATTATATAAATATAATTAAAATTCCGGGTCACCCGTAAATACTTGTGTGCCTTTTAAATCTATTGTTTTGTTTTCAGTAATTACATTTACAAAGTCAGTAACAGTTCCTTGACCACGAAGATAAACAAATACCCCTACAAAAGATGTTATAAATACAATTAATGAATCACGTACTAAATGCTTTATTGGTTTCCATTCTTTATCAATATACTTCATTTCTAATAATTTACATATGCAAAACAATAAGGTAATTAAACCAGCTAATGCTAAAGTTTTTTCCATAATATAATTTTTATTACATTATATTATGAATATTATTACGAATATATTAACCTAATACTTCTACATCATTTAATATAATATCATCACTTGCTGGTCCTTTATAACTATCTAATACATCAAAACCAGTTAAATCGATATCATCGTTATGTATTTGTATTCTTTCATTATCTGAATCATCATCATAATCATTGCTTGTTTCTTCTTCTAATTTACGAATCGCATTAGAACTACTTATTTGTTCTAAACGTTCTATGGTCTTTGGTGCTTCAATTTTATTCATATTATCTTCTTCATCTAAAACTGTATCAATATCGTTAAACGATAATTTTGTTACTACTTGTTCTGAATCTACATCTGATATTGTAGGCACTACATCAGGAACCGTTTCTTCAATCATTGACGATGTATTTGTTTCTATATTGGTTGAATCTTGCGATTCACTTCCACCCATTTTTTCTTCCACTTCTTTTCTAACTTCTTCCTCGATATCATCTTCAATATTTTCAATGATTACTTCTTCTTCTTGTTCTACACTTTCGTCCATATAAGCACGAATAATGGCTTCTGTAGGAACACTTTCACGAATAGCTATCAAAATACACTCTTGAATAATCATTTCCAATTCACGATTGTGTTTTTGAACCATTAAAGGTGAAATATTCTTTTCAAATAAATAAATATTACTATATATCTTTCGTGCAGTATGAATATATACTTTATGAATAAAATCATCTAACTTCGGTGTTGATATATCTATTTTTTTTTGTTTGTTTCCAACACGAATACATGTTAATACTTTTAATTGAATTATATGCACACAAGTAATTAAATCTTCTAAATAATTACAACCACTTCTTTCTATTATTCGTCTTCTTTCTTCTTCAATAATAGTATTATTCCATTTGGGAATACGAGATAATAAATTTTGAAACGTCATTAAATATTTATTCATTTCATCATTTGCTGTACATAATTTCCACGCTTCATTAAAAATAGAACGTAATCCTTCGATTACTAAAGGTGTTAATATTGACACTAAACGAGTACACCATTCATTTCTTGATTCTTGTAGATTTGATATTACAAAATCGTCCATATTATATTGTTGCTATACATTTTAAGTCCTTTTCTGAACGTAAATATAAAAAATCAAAAATATACAAAATCAATAATTTTTCACAACGATATTCTGATCGTATCTTATCGTAAATCATACACGCCTGTGCGATATTATTATCGTCTAATTTTGATTTATTTTTTAACCATGTTATTACATCTAAACAAGAATATCCTTCTTCGTATATTTCTTCTGCAAAACGAGATAAATTAATATGATCTTTTGTTTTTATTCCATTCATTTTTTTTTGTATCCATATATCTGATTTGTTTTTTGTATCCAAACTATAATGAAAATTTTTAGAATATGCATGTAAATTAATTATCTTATCACTAATTATATAATCCGGAATATATATTTCACAAAAACGTGACACTATGGGATTTAATATTTTATCTTTATTCTCAACTATCATAAAAAAACGGGTATTATAACTAAATAATTCTATACACCGTCTTAATGCTGATTGGGCATCTATTGTTAAGTAAGATGCATTTAATAATACAATGGTTTTAAAATAAATACCACTACTCGCGTTTATATTCGCTTTTGCGAAAAATTTTAATTCTTCTCTTATGAATTTAATTCCCTTTCCATGTGCACAATTTACATACATCACATTCGTACGTATTTTATTATTATCATCATTATATATCTTTTTTATAAAATTATTTACTATAGTTCGTTTTCCGCTTCCAGATTTACCATAAAAAATTAAATTGGGAACCTTTCCATTTTTTATAAAACAGTTTAATTTATCATAAATTGGTTTATGAATTGCTAATTCATCCTTGTGTTCATCTTCTTTACTATGGTCTTCTTTTATAAAAATATTTTGCATTGTATTAATAATAATTATAGTGTTATGTTTATATTTATTATTCAGTTTTTATTATTTTTAATTCTTTGGTAAATAAAAATCGTTCATGATACATTGTTTTCCTATCTATATTACATTTTAAACAACTAATTTCTAAATTTCCTTTATTATGTCCATATTTATTATTTAATCTTTCTAATGTCCATTGTCTTGGTTCGCGTAAATTTTCATATAAGATTAATACATTACATTTACAATAATAACAACACATCGTACTTGTTTTTAATAATTCTATTACGGTTTCTAAATCTATAAATTCTTCTTTATTATACAATTTTTTAGTTTTATCTTGACTTCGATAACTACTTATTTTCTTTTTGATTTCTTTATGAATTATTTCTTTCTTTGTTTTTGATAATTCTTCTATATTTTCTATGTATTCATATTGATTTTCTGTATCTATATCATCCTTTATTTCTTTCCATTCTTTTTTCTCTGTTATTACTCTTTTTTCATTATCTGGTATTTTAATATTTTTCAACATATATTATACTTCTTCTATAGTTTTTTCAGTTTTATCGCATTCTTCAATATTATCCGTTTCATTATTATCTGTTTCGTTATTATCTATTTCATTATTATCTATTTCATTATTATCTATTTCATTATTTACAAACCCTAATATGTTTAATTTACTCCATAAAGACAATTTGGGTGTTATTTTTGGAGATACTGGACTTTCTGAATTATCTATATCCGATATATCTAAACCATCATGGGTACTATCACTTGAGATTGCTTGTAATGTTAAATTATTTAAAGAACATAATTTATCCGGAATTATTGTAGGGGTTTCTACTTCTGTATGTTTTATACTTCTACGATGAGTTTTTTCCTTTATTTTTATATTATTATTTTCATTTTCTGATTCATCGCTTGAATAACTATAACTACTATTAGAACCATTATAATAATTTTTATATGTATCCAACTTATTATCTGATATATTTGGAGTTATATGAGCTATTCCATAAAATTCATCAGGGTAATATAAATTACGCTCTATATCTTGTTCCACATTTTTTATTTTATCAAAATCATCTTTATTTGGTCTATGATTATATACATAATTATAATTATTTAATGCATTATGTTTCTTTGTTATATCACGACTATTATAACTGGTATAATCACGCATTCCTAATTCTGTTTCTATTCTCATATTATTCAATATATCACGATTAATAGTTTCAACTGTCTGATTTGTTTTATATGATTCTACTGCTTTCTTTTTATCATCTTTCTTTATTAAATTTAATTGTTCACGTATTTCATTCTTTGAATTCATTAAATCAGTTATTTTATATTGTGTTTCATCGTCCATCGATATTTTCTTATATTTTTTCAACCTATGTTGATCATTAATTAATTCTTTTATTCTACTATCTATTTTATTTAATTCATTATTTTTTTGTTCTATTGTACTTCCTAATATTATTTTTTCGATTTCTTGTTTACTATATATTTCACGAGCTTTTGTATGAAAACTATTTATAAAAAAATAACGAAAAAATGTTTTATTTAAACAGCCGGCTTCAAATTTATATTTTAATAAATTCTTAAACATTAACGGTTCTACTTTATTATAAACAGTACTTTGTTCTGTAATAATAAATTCTTGTAATTGTAAACGTAACATTTCTTCTTTGTATTTTAATACATCTTTCTTTGTTAATAACATATCTATTTCATTATCGATGTTTATTTTTAATTCAGCCGAACCATCTTTTTCAAATAAATCTTTTAATTTTGACCATTCTGAATATTCATAATCAATATCACGCTTATAATAATTAAATTGATGATCAATTAATATTTGTTGTCTTGCTTTTAATTTATTTATATACATTGCGAATGTTGATAATAAATTCACGATCAATTCTTTTTGCTCATCCAATTTAAAAAAACGTGATATTGCTAAAATTAACGCTACATAGGTAGATAAACTTATGATTATTATAGATACTATATAATTTTCTATCGGATGTAATCCATCCACCGTTTGAATAAAAGTAATTCCAGTTGACGCTACTATAATTGATATTTGTATCCAACCTATTTTACTACTTAATTCATGGTATTTTAATTCTAATAATATTTTTTTATTCAAATCGGTTTGCAACATTTTTTCATTCACTTCATATTTTTTCTTTTTTTCACAATTTATATTTCTTTTACATATCTCAAAATATGAGCGTAATCGTTTTAATGTTTTTTTATTACTTTCATCATCTATTATTAAACTTGGGGTATTAGACATTATAATTTATATATATTTTATTTTTATTTGTTCTCGGAATTGTTTTATTTTATTATTTTTATACTTTAAATTTTTTATAACTTTTTATTTTTGATTGTAGAAAATATATTTTTATTCATATTTGAGAACATTATTTGAAAAATTGAAAAAAAATCAACAAATGCTTATTTCAACCATCAACCCAAATATATAAAACAAAACATGTCCGAAGTCGTCGAACATAGAAGAACTATCCGGAGGTGCCGATATCCTGGCTGCGGTAGTGAAGGACACAACAGCCGCACGTGTCCGATACGGATTCGCGAGGAGCGTGCGGAGAGGGAGAGAATAAGGGCACAACTGGAGGCGGAGGTTCATCAGAGGGCGAGGGATAGAATGAGGGCGGAGGGGCGGATCATCGAGGCGTACCTCCAACGCCCAGGAGCAGCAGATGCTCGGCGCGAGCAAATGGAGATATATTTGAGACAACAAGAGGCAATTCTGCAGGGTCAGACGTTAGAAGTGCAGGCGTTACGGGCTCAGTTTATCGAGGTCAATGGTGTTGCAGCTGCACCGCCACCGCCACCGTATATGGATGGAATCCCAATGGGGCGGCGGGCTGAATTAGGATTCAACTACGATCCCACCGGGGTATTGGTGGCGGCAAATGAAGAAGGACTGGCTCGAATGGCGGCTCTGCCGGTGTTGAGAGAAACAGCAGTGAAGACAGACGAGTGTCCCATCTGCATCGAGGATCTGGGCGAGACGGGCAAGATGGTGCTCAAGTGCGGCCACATAGTGTGCGAGTCGTGCTTCCTTCAGCAGGTTCTGCGTGCGACATCGACGAATCGCCCGAACAACTGTGCGTGCCCTGTGTGCAGGGTCAATTATGTCATGTAACGTAACTAAATAAAGAAAGGCGATTTTTTTATTTTGAGAACATTAAATTTGAAAATTGTACATAATGTTTTTTTTATATAAAATTGAAATTTATTTTATATATATACTATATAATTAAACTATAACTATGCATACCCATTTTACTTGTGGTGCCGTTAACAAAGAAACTACTCTTTATGAGTATCCCACTTTTGCTGATAAAAGCAATCATTATGAATGTCCATATTGTAAACATGACGTAATCTTACGACAAGGTGAAATCCGAATTCATCATTTTGCTCATAAATCCGAAAACAATTCTTGTTCCTATTATACAAAACCAACCAGTAAACATATTATTAGCGATGCTAAATTTATTGTTGAAAGCTGTTTTAAACAAAATATTCCTATTCATATTACACAAAATTGTTCTTATACCCGTAATTTTTATAGTACTTGTAAAAAAACACTTAATACAATTATACAATCCGATGAAAATACTTCTATCACATTAAACCATGAATTTACTTATAATGATTATGCAAATGTTGCTGATATTGCTATTATTGATAAAACTACCAATCAAATGATTTATACCATGGAATGTTTTTCTGAAAAAACATATAATGATGTAATGGAATCATCGGTGTTATTATCCAAACTATTTAATCGTTCAGGACCTTGTTTTAAAATTAGTGCTGATGAAATCGTTTCTAATTATAATCCAGAATTAGTTGAATTAAATATACAATGTACTCAAAATTATTTGTTATGTGATCCTTGTAAAGAATTATATAAAATCGAAGAAGAAAAAAATAAGATAAATGAAGACAAACGTAAATTAATGAGACAGCGATTACAACAACTGCGCGAACGTCGTAAAAATAAAAAATAATCAAAATTTATATTCTATTTTATTTGTATAATTGTATTTTTTTTATGGTTGGATCAACATAATCTTCTTCTTTCAATTCAAACGATGAAAATATATTTTCATCCACTTTCTCTTTTTTTTCTATTTTATACTCTTTTTCTGGTATATTATCATAAAATGTTTTTACTTCTTCATTCGCGCGTATTCTTGATGGATTAAACGCAGATAAATATAATCCATCTAATGATTGAACCCGAGATAAAGCAACATACGTTTGACCACATTCAAATATTTGACTACCTACATCTATATTAGCCATTGATAATGTGGTTCCTTGGATTTTATGTATAGTTAACGCCCAAGCCAAACACAGTGGTATTTGACCGACCGCAATACATGGATATTCTTCTGATTGAACAAAATGTACGTCCAATACCCTTTTGATTCCATTTACAAATATTACTTCTGGTAATATACTTGTTTCTGTTTCTATAATATCACTTATTACCCCCTGTGAACCATTACATATACCATTATCAATATCTAAATTTACGGTGCACATTACATTAGCACCTTTTTTTAAATGCAACATTTCCGGATAAGATGAAGTACCTATTAATTTTTGAATTTCAAACTCAATTATTGTTTCTGGTAAATTTGAACATTTTTGTAAATCTTCCATCGACAACGGCTTATTTGATTCTATATATGTTTTGCAAGCGACTTTCTTTTCACAGTTAAATGTATATTTTTTACTATCTAATTTTGAAAACATCAAATTATTTAAATAATCAGTCTTCGCGCGTGTTGGAAATAATTTCGTCGGTATACAACCATTATATTTGGTTGCATCAAACTCCCTGTTTAAATAATTTTTCAAGATTGAAATATTTTGTTCACTTAAACAAGCCTCTCTTATTTGTAATAATATACTTTTATATATTGGATCTGTTTGTCTAAAAATAGTTTTTAAAATGACTATATTATCTGGCTGAAACATTTTCGTCCATACTTTACTATTAAAACAAAACTGTTCTGTCTCTGGTTCACCTATAGTACCTACAGGAGGTAACTGATAAAAATCACCTAATAATACTAATTGAATACCGCCAAAAGGTTCTCTATTATATCGTACTGTTTGAGCTATTTCATTCAATACATTCAAAATCTTTACAGACATCATACTTATTTCATCAATTATTAATATTTTTATATTTTTCCAATTGGCTTTATTTCGTTTATTTCTCACTACATTTTCCACAATATGTTTCTTATCCCCTTTACATAAACGAATACCACTCCATGAATGTAATGTTCTAGCATTACATATTTTCGGTAATAATACGGTCGCACAACCAGTCATAGCACATACTTGAATACTGTTACCTATTGACTTGCTATAATTTACAAAATATTCTATTAGTTTGGTTTTACCTGTACCGCCCGGTCCTGTTATACAAATGCTTTTTCCACGTGTAAATAATTCATATGCATACTGTTGTTCTTCTGATAAAATTGATAAATCCATTATTTTATTATTATATCATCATATTTTTATTTTTCAATTTTTTCAATTTTAAAATGCGTGTTTTTTAAAAAAAAAAGTCACTGGTTTTTTTTAAAATGGACATTTATTTTTGTCCATTTTTAAAATATAGAAGATAGTTTTTGTTTTCAAAAAACACACTTTTTGTGTTTTGCCTGAAACCGCTGTAAATACAAAAAAAATAATTCTCGTTTGTTACTGAACTTTTTTTTATTATTTTGTTGGAAAAGTATTTAGGCATTTTTTTATGTATCATTATTATATAAAAAAAGATACAAGATGATACAAAATAAAATGCCGAAAAATGCCGAAATATATTCATGTGTAAAATGTAAGTTTAGTTGCAGCAAAAAAAGTAATTACAATAAACATTTATTGACTGCAAAGCATAAAATGATAAATAATGATACAAATAAAATGCCGAAAAATGCCGCTGCATATATATGTGATAATTGTGGTAAACAATATACATATCATTCTGGTTTATCTAGACATAAACAAAAATGTAATGTTAAAAAAATAGAAGAAAAAAATGAACAAAATACAGAAACAGATAAAGAGATTTCAAGCCAAGAAATAGAATTAATAGAAGATAATAATGTTGATTATAAAGATATGTTTATTCAGTTGATGAAACAAAATCAAGAATTGCAGAAAACGGTCGTAGAACAACAGAAACAATATACAGAAACAATTAATGAAATGATACCAAAAATAGGTAATAATAATACTACTAATAATAATAATCAATTTAATCTTCAGTTATTTTTAAATGAACAATGCAAAGATGCTCTTAACATTACAGATTTTATGAAATCAATTGAAGTAAATATGAATGATTTTATACAAACAGGCAAATTAGGTTATGTAGACGGTATGTCTCGTATTTTTGTAAAT